GTGCAATCTCGGCGTTGCCCGTGAAGTTCAACGCCTCTGCCTCGTCGATGGTCTCGCTGATGGCAGTGATGGTTGAGTCACGGAAGATCGCCTTGGGATTCGCCAAGGTGCGACCAAAGTGAGCGACCACATCAGCCACCCTGTCGAGCAGCTGTCTGTGAGCGTCAGCCAGTCGGGCTGAGATCGCCTGCTGAGCACGAGCCTGTAGGCGGGGGTCGTTGAGGTCGGTCTCCCGAGGGAATGCCTCAGCCTCGAAGGTCACCTCGAAGCGGGAGCGGAACTCGCTCGAGCTGGAAGGGTACTCCGATGCGTTGAACAATCCGTTTAGCCGAACCTCAGCCTCATTTCTGATCTCGTCGTACCGAGCGCACAGATCGTCGGCGAGTCGGTTGAACTCGTCCACGAGTCTGTTGTGAGCCTCGGTGAAGGCTTGGAACTGAGAGATCGGGAGTACCCGACTCTCGCCCCGCCACGGCAGGGTGAACTTATAGAAGTTCTCCCTGATCCGAGAGGCAACCTGATTGACCGACTTGAGGTAGTCGGGACGAATCAGTGCCTTGACGAATCGCCCGCCCTGACCTGCCGAGATCGAGTGATTGGCCTCGACCTCGCTGGTGGCTTTCCGATCCTGTCTGCCACCGATGAAACGCCTGATCGATAGATCGACCAGTCGAGCGTAGCTGTTTAACTGCGATGTGGTGATGTTGTTCATGTCTGCTCCTCCTGCCCTTGTGGGCGCTTTGTTGTTGTTGTGACCCTCGCTCGAGGATCATGGGAACGCACCGCATGACGATGCGTTCCTGATGATCACCGATTATTAGTATGACCCTTCTCCGTTGAATTTGCCCCACCGATTGACCTCTTTCTCAGTGGGAACCTTACCTCCGAACTCCTTGATCTTTTCTTTCCACTTTTCTGCGATCAATTCGTTCTGGTTTGCCTTGCCGTGACCACCGCATACCTTGGCGGTGTATCGAGCGTTGACATAACAGAACCTGAAGTCCTGCTCGTATGCTTCAACCTGCCAACCACTCAGTTTTTCGGCTTTTAGGTGTAGTAGTTCGTGTGTGTTGCTCATGTTGTCTGTTCCTCCTGTTTTTGTTTTTGTTTTTGTATTGAACCCAGCACTCAGTGCCGAATTCATTACTGCACCCCGAGCCGACATAGGCCAGAGGTGCAGTGTATGAATTCAGTTCTTAAATTTTAATCAGCCGAGTCAACTTGCTCCCGCTAGTCGTGACCCGCTCGGGTGATTGCCCGAGGCCGTCCAGTTTTTCCAAGAATCAAAGTGCCCTCCGAAAGTTTCCCACATCCCTGCGGGTCACTGCCAGCTGTACTCGTTGCAGATTTTTAGACTCGGTAGTTTCTGGGTGCCCGATCATTAGAGATCGTCAGCACCTGTTTGTTAACTCGGCTCGAGTTCTGCGGGGAAGTCTCCGATATGTGGGGAGAATTTCCCTCGAGGAACGCACCTTGAAGCGTCGAACGACTTAGTATCGCCTGTAGAAGTTGTGAGTGAACTTTCACCACTATGCACCATAATGATTATCCTGTCAACTGCTTTATAGTTGATTATGACACAAGGCAGGGGGAAGCATGGGATCACCAATCAGTGCCCAAAATATCGCACGAGGATGCCCGAGGATTGATTTGCAGGGTCGGGGTAGTATGAGGACAGCGGGGCACTTTACAGAGTAGACGGCCTGAGCGTTGGATATTGGATCACCAATGAGGAAGGATAATTTCTGGGGATGGTGATAGGCTTGCTGTTGTTGGATAAGTCGCTAGGCTTCCTTTTTACCACCCGCCAGTACCGCAAGGGAAGACGGTCTTGGGGCTAGGCATAAAACCCTAGCCCCTTGTTTTTTTTGGTTCGCTTGGTTTCGAGAGAGTATTTCATGCGGTTGCGGTTAGAAGGTCTCGAAGGATGCGGGAAGGTTTCCAGTGGGTAGGGTGAGTGAAGGGGAGAGAGTTGTCACTAGGTGGGGGATCGACTCATCGCTGGGTTTGACTCCACGAGCTGACAGCCTCCCCCATGAAAGGGGAAGGCTTGGAGTTGTCACCGCTTGGGATGATCCACTCGCAGGGAAATTCTTTTCGTGCTCGGGTTGACCAGCCTTCACGCTCGAATGTTCGAGTATTCCCGCCGTTATTTTTTAAGGGCTGGTGGAGTTCACGAGAGCCAACCCTTCGAGGATTTCGCAACCCACACGGCTCTTTTCGATCTTTCTTCCGCTGGGAGGACACTAACTGCTTAACAGCTGAAAAATGCTGTACAGCTGTAAGGATGCAATCAAAATCCTACTCGTGGCAAAAATTCCGATGCGTAGAAAGCGAGTGAAGGTCAAAGACCCAGCTGATGGACTCAGCGTCGAAGTGGTGAATGGATCACCAGTTGTCAGCATGCCAGAAAAAAAACCTGAGCCAGTTCCTGAGCCTCAGCCAGTCGTCGAGGTGAAGAAAAAAGTCGGACGGCCAAAGATTACTTTCGACAATTTTTCGCAGACAAAAATCAAAGAGGTCTATCGCCTAGCTCGTCTCGGGATGAGTCTCAAAACGATTGCGGGAGCAGTGGGAACTTCAGTCGGAAAGTTGATTGAGTTGAGGGAGCAAAATGAGGACTTCTCAGCTAGGCTCGATGCGGAGCGTGAGCACTTCATCGCAGACAATCTCACCAAGCTACGAAATCACGCCCAATCATCGCCCCAATCAGCCCAATGGCTCCTCGAGAGAGTTAGACCCGAGGAGTTCAGCCAGAAGACAGAGCTAAGAGTCTCAGGTGGAACGACTAACACTCTTTCATTAGATGTATCTTCGGCAATCTGTCAGAGGCTGAGTGAGGCAAGGATGCAGACTATTGATGTAACTACGTTAACAGATGCACCACCACCTCTTCCGCAACTACCTGACACTCAGCAATGATGATGACCCTAGATGATTAGAGTATCAAATCCTTTATCTTTCTTTTTTTGAAAATCAACGACTTACATCTTCCTCCCTCGGCCTGCGTCTTACCCCCGTACCACCACCCCACCCCCATGCGTCCACTAAAATATATAGAGACAAACAACCCACCACCCCTCTGCTTTATCGGCTACACCACCCCCCTCATTTTTGCCCTACTCCCCCTCCTAATTTTGGGCTGCACCCCCATCAAAAAATCCGACGATTTACCCGCAACAAAATACCCCAACGTGCCCACGATGGGCGCAGCTGCGGACGCAGGAGCTGGCGATGCCGTGGAACTATACTGAGCACAAGGCGAGGCTTCATTCCGATGAATCCTATAAGCTCCATTTTTACGCCATGTGCCGAAAATGGCTCAAACGCCGTCTTAAACACGATCCAGACTACGCCCTCATCTATCGGGTCAAACGCCGCATACAAGCCCGTAAACGGCGAAAGAAGGCCAAGCTGGAGGCCAAGCGGATAGCCAAGGAGAACTCAAATGCCCGAAATGAATGAACTCCAGAAGCTGAAGTTCCTGTCAACCTTGGCGGGATTCTCCAGCCACTACCTTGGGATGGACAGCCTCTACCCTTGGCAGATCCAGTGCATGGATGCACTTGATGCTGGTGGCAGGGTGGCCGTCAGGGCACCCAACGGATCGGGCAAGTCCAGCTTCTTGGTGGTACCAGCCATCATATGGCACTGCGCTGTGTTCCCTAACAGCTATGTGATCGTAACTTCCAACGTGGGCAGACAGATCAAGTCAGGTCTGTTTGCCACCGTCCATAAGTACGCCTCCAAGCTGAAGGGCTGGACGGTCAACTCCAACGAGCTGATCAGCCCGATCAATGGCAGGGCGGTGGCCTTTACCACGGACGAACCCCAGCGGATGGAGGGGTGGCACCCAGAGGGCAGCACCACGGGAGGCAAGGGCAACCTTATGCTGATCTATGACGAGGCCAAGTCCATACCTGCAGAGATCTGGCATGCAGGCGAACGCACTCAACCTAACCGTTGGCTTGCCATTAGCAGTACAGGTTCAGCAAACAGCTTCTTTGCCAAGTGCTTTAGGGAACATGCCAAGTTCTGGAAGACTTTCACTATTCCTATCGGTCAATGCCCACATATCACAGACGAGTCGATCAGAAGGCTCAAAGAGCTGTATGGGGATGACCACCCGCTGGTCAGGAGCATGATTCACAACGAGTTTGTGGATGAGGCTGATAATGAGACCGTTATCTCCGAGACCAAGATCCATGACTGCAGGACGACACCCCCCGCTCATATCCCGATGGACAGGGTGGCTTTTATTGACTGGGGTGGGGCTGGGGTTGACGAGACGGCGGTGGCCATCATGGATGGCAATAAGCTGCTTCCCCTGATCATCATCAAGGATCGGGATGAGATGCGTACCGTCGGACGGGTCATCAGGGAGCTACGGGCGTTCCAAGTAAACCCCAAGCTGGTCTGGGCTGACAACGGGGGGATCGGGTCTCCCATGATCAGGCGCATGGACGAGCAGGGGTACAGCGTCAATCGGGTCAACTTTGGAACGGCTGGTTCCAGCGGGTATGCCAACAAGGCTTCCGAGATGCTGTTTACCGCTGGCAAGCTGATTGAGGACAGGGGAGTGATCCTGCCAAAGGACGACATCATGGATGGTCAGTTGTGTACCCGCAGGTTCCACTGCACATCCAATGGTAGCATCAAGCTGGAGTCCAAGGCCGAGTACAAGCAAAGGACTGGCGGGAGCAGTCCAGATCGTGCGGATGCAGCAGCAGGTGCCATCTGGGCTTATGTCAAGACCAGACCGAGCTTGACCTCAAATGATGCTGGTGGTAGTCATTTGCAGACAGATGTATTCGGCAATGCAATCCAAACTAACTTTGATCAGTCTAGGGGTGGCTTCGACGCTGGCGATTAAATGACCACGAAGGAGCTGTACGAGGCTTTTTGCGAAGACCTTAAGAAACGAACGACTTGGGAGGATCGGCAGAAAGTTTGGTACACCATGTGCAATGGTGGCCTTCGGCGTAAGCGCAAACCTTGGCCGAATGCAGCCGA